AGAGTAATCTAAACCAATGTCTATCGCGTCTTTCAATACCTTCTCCGCATATACCTGTTGGTCCTCTGTCAATTCAGCTACCATTCTACCGTTCTCACTTTTAAACAACACGATGTTAGTATCACCTTCTGCTATTCTTTTTCTAATCTCAGGTGAGTCTAATGCTATCTCGTAAGGTTCTTCTGTCTTAGGGTTTATCTTAGCGTAATCTGTTAATACAGAAGAACCCTCAAGACCACCAACTCCTACCTGACTTTTCACGTACGCACTCTGACTTGCAGAAAACAAGCTCATAGCTGCTATATCTTCTTTAGGTATCCCCATTGAATCAGACAACTGCTGTAATTCAGCCTCAGTAAGTTTCTTGCCTGTCTTATTTCTTACGTCTGAAACCTTCTTAAACTGAGTTTTCGTGTATGCGTTTCCTAATTTAGTTAACTCTACTGTTTTGTTTTCACCTAATGATTCGATATATGTATTCGCATTACTTAACACATCAAACTGAGTGTAAGTTCCTTTCAATCTGTTCTCCATATTCTGAACAGACATTAAGTTATTCATATCAGGTACGAGTGGAGCTTCCCCTGAACCTTTATAGTTAGGGTCTGGAATCATTTTAGCCATAGACATTATACCACTATTGGGGTTTATCACTAGCTTACTGTTCTGAAAATTACCAAAACCTTCTATATCTGTTAGTAAAGCATTTTGTAATCCAGAAGCTTGCTCACCTACAGGTAGTTCAGAGTTTATCATTTTCATTTTCCTACTGTACTCTTTATTATAATTCTCAAACAGACTGAACGCTTGGTTAGTTCCATCTGTTAGATTCTGTCTCATAATAGTGTACTGTCTAGGGTCTAGTTGACCTGACTTCAATAGAGTTTCTTGCATAAGCATTTGCTCTTGAAGGTCTGCTGCAGCGTTCAAAGCAAATTTATTAAGCTCAGTATTCTCCCCTTGCTCTACGTTATTAAGTATATTAGAGTACTCACGCGAAGCTGCGTCTATTGCACCTTTTTTTTCTTCTCTTACACGATTTTCTTCTTGTAATGTGTTCGTTAGGTTAGCCCCGACTTCAGCCCAATTTATTTGGTCTTCTGCTTTTCTCTCAATGTACTTATACGATGTTGCCATAGTTTATTTTTATGTTTTTAGTACTAACCTCCTGCTAAACCGAAAGCGTTCATATCGAAAGTACTAGGAATTTGATTGCCTGTAATAGGGTCTATTCTTTGTAAGTTAGTATTATTGTTGAAACCTCCACCTAAATCCCCACCTGAGTACATCTTAGTATATGACGGGTTATTAAATAGTATTCCTTTTTGTTGTGGAGTTAAACTTCTTTGGTATTGTCTAAACTGTTTGCCTGACATTTGACCTATTTGCTTACGATTAAAACTTACACCATTACCTTGACCTGCATTATTGAATTTCTCATTATCACCTTCGCTTAACTGAAGACCTCCTAATGCAGTCTGTTGTTGAGCCATATTCTTACTATATAAAGCAGGCATTGAAGCTGCTTGACCTACTACAGAGGCTGCTCCTTGAATACCTTGCTGAGTAGCTAAATCGGCTGCGCTTCTTGCTTCAGATGCCCTTAACTGATTCCCTGCTACTTCTTCTAAGTCTAACGATACGTTCAAATCTCTTAACCTAGCGTCTTCTTCAAGAATAGATGACTCTATATTCGTCATCTCGTCTGACATAGCTCCACGAACCGCTTGCTGTCCTGCTTGCTGTCCTGCGTAAACTCTACCTGCCGTAGCAGCCGAACCTCTCTCACTTTCTATTCCTGCGTTAGTTAACTGAGCGCCCTGAGATAACATTGCTAGTCTCTCGGCATCGTAAGCCTCTTTATTAATAGACTGCTGTTCTGCGAAGTTAACGTTTAGGCTATCTTGAGCAGCCAACATTGCTTCGTCTGCGGCTTTTATTGCATCTTCCTGTAAATCTCTCTGCCTACTTGCTTGGGTAAACGACACTGCTGTAGTTGCCCCTGCTATTACTAATCCTGCTATTGCTCCTGACATAATAATTTATTTTTATCAATTACGTACTTCGGAAGCTCTCTAAAGTCTTCCGTGTAAACTTCTTTCTCTGCCTCTTCAACCGTAGTAGCGTCTGTTCTATACGTACATACCCATACTGTGTCTTCGTGCATATAAGCTATCCTCTGCGTTCCAATCTCTGTATGGACTACCATAGGTGCTTTTATTCTTTTAACCTCTCCTGTGTCCGTTATAACAGACATATCACCACTCATAAAGAACGAGGGATGGTTAGTCTTGTGTATGAAACTTAATACCAACATACCCTTTGGCATAAATATCTCCCTTGTGTATATCCCGTCCTTTATATGATGCTTTAATGGCATCGCTTCCTCCATTTCTTCCGTGTGGTGCAAGATAGCGCCTTTTACGGAAAGTAAGTCAGATTTAAAGTCGTTTATTCTTTCCCAAAGTAATCCCCTGTTTAGATTTATGTTCTCTAAAACAGACTCAGGTTTATCTTCTATTAACTTAGCAATACTCATATTAGCTACAAAGATAATCTTTTCAAGGAAATGACTTCATTACTTCGCTCTCAACTAAGAACAATTCTACTTTATTTATATTCTCGTTTGTTAAATGGAATAATCCGTAGTGTCCAAGTATGCCATGTGACTCTGCTATTGCGTTTTTAATGTAAAGGAAATACTCCGTCTGAGTAGCAGGGGTAGTAGCTCCCGCTATACTGTTGTCTATTACTATGTCGTTTATACCTGCTGGTAGGTTCTGATTTATAGCTGTCACCTTACCTGCTAATGCTGGAGTAGGTGTTCCCCAATATACCATATCGCCAATGCTTACTATATTACCAATGTTTAAAGTAGCAGCAAATGATAACGTAGTTACAATTCCTACTGTAGCAAACGAGGCGCTATTACCTAAACCGTTTAAAGACCTTAACGCATATTGGTCTAGAGTTGCAGGTGTATCTCCTGAGTTTCTAACAAACCCGAAATACGCTCCCTCTTTCTTTTCAAACCATGCTTTCTCAATATACCCTGTGTCTTGTTGGTCACTTATTAAAGTTGCTAACCAAGAGTCATCTCCCTGAAGAGTTAAGGTTTTAAATAACTTATTCTCTATCGGCTGTTCATTAAATACAGAAGTTAACGTAGACGGGTAATCTTCTCCATAATAGCTATTTCTACGCTCGTTCGTGTTATGACGGTAAATGTTACCTCCGTTAAACGTGTAGAAAAAGTTATTCATTCCTACCATCCAATCAGGATTGTAAGAATAGAATGATGGGAACCCTTGTGAACCTGAGTCGTATGTTAATGTGTAGTTTTCTCCTGCTATTGCCATTTGTTTGTTTTATTGAGGACAGTTAGTTGCGTCATTACAAGCTCTTGCATTTGGATTCATTATTACTGCTGTAGTTGCTCCACTTATAGCTCCTGAAATTATTTCTCCACATTTATTGTTTCCGTCTGTTCCTGTCGTAGGTATCATTAATTCATATTGAACAATATCTCCTACAGAGAAGCCATAGTCTTCAGCTCGTACTACCACCGTAGATGCAGTTAAACAATCTCTTACAGTCCAAACTGCACAAACACTAAATGAAAACTTAACTATGCCACTTCTAATCTCAACCACATTACCATTAGGTAAAGGATAGAAACCGTCAGTTACAGGATTAACTCCATTTGAATCAAGGAAAAGGTAGTCGTGTCTGTTTACATCTCCTGGAGTGGAAGCAGAGTTTACAGGTACGTGATAGTATATCGTATTGTATTCGCTATTACAGGCGGTAGACGCAATAGCCACCGTAGTAGAAGAAGCTACTCCTGTTAATACTGTCGGGCAAGAAAAATCTATATCCCACGCAGTACCTGTACATAATCCTGTTATCTCTATTTCTAAAGTTGATGGTGAAGCAGATGGTTTTGGAATTACCATTACCGAGTTCTCGGGTCTTACTGAACCTATCTCTAACTGACCATTTTGAACTACAACGTTAGCCGTTCCGTTCGGGACCCAAACTTCGCTTGAATATGAAAACTTAGGTATGTTGTTATAAGTACCTTGAGACACACAATTATCGGCTGTATTCTCTCCAATGTAAGTTGGTACTCCTGCAACTGAACTTTGCAACAAGCCTTCAATAGGAGAACTTAACTTATTATAAACTGAACCGTCATACGTAGCCATTATACCATCAGGTCTACTTTCAGGTTGTATTTTTATAATTACTGCTCCTACACTAGCTCCTGCGTCCACAGGTAAAGTATAAACACCTTTAGTTGAGCTAAGGTCTATTGCGCTACCGCAGTCAACAGTACAAGCGTCACAATCTTGGGGAGGTAGTAATGTACACCCATTAGGTCCAACAGTTTGTTCTCTTACAGTTATACCGTCAGAATAAAACCCTGCTGCCGAACAAGTTGTTAGCTCTATATTCTCCCATACTCCTGTAGAGTTCGCTAAAGTTGTTCCGTCTATATATTTAGTCATTTGTTAATTTTATTTAAGATGTGCATCCACAACAAGCATCATCCGTGTCTGCTCCGAAACATAATCTTATTGGGTTAGGTTTCCTGTAGTCGTATATCAAATATAAGTAGTCATTATCATTTCCTGTAGGCATTGTAAACGAAGCTGTATATACGTCAGGTGCTCCTGTTACAACTGTAGTCATAGCAGTAGAAGCGTTAATCATACTATTTACTGCTACAGGTGTATTCGGATAATTTGTTGAACTCCTTAAAAATCTGAATTTGTTTAAGTCTTCATCAAATATAGCCGTATCATCCTCGAATTTATTAAAGGTTAAAGTTACCGTTGAACCGTTTGTTGGTATTAGTGAATTTCCTTGTTGACCCGTAACACTATTGTAAAAAGAAACTATAGGATTTAATCCCGTTTCCTCAAATTGTACTAAATCAGACGTTAATGGAGATGTAAATGTTCCGTCTACAAATCTGAATTGATTGTGTATTAAAAGTCCACCTTCATTAGGGCTTGTCAAACAAGTGTTTACAAGAGTTATACTGTCTGAATCAGGGCAGCTTACCGATAAATCTAAGTTAGTTGTTCCTGTAGAAGTTATTGTTACCTGAATCTGAGTTACGTTTATCTCGTCCTTGTTTATATTAAACGTGTGAGATGAAGAACCAGTAAAATTCCTTGTTACATCCCCGTAAATTGCCGTAGCTGTATATTCATCTACTGGACCTACTACAGTAAAGTCAATAGTTACATCTCCTACTAACGACCCCATCTCAAAACAAGTATCAAACACATTTGGATTTACAATGTTTAAATTCTGAGTAATTCCACAAGGTACGCACTCTTCAATTACAGGTATAAGTTCTTGGTTAGATGTCAATACATACTCTTGCATATAAGGGTCGAAACCTCCTAGCTTCTGAGTTTCAAAAGATACTTGGAATAAATCTCTAAACCAACTTCTCATACCAAATTGAGATATAGGAGTTAGTGTATCCGCAGGTGTTCCTGCTCCGCTTAACTGTAAAGCTACACCTCTTTTTGCATCTGTAAAATATCTGTGTGGACCAAACTTAGCAAAACTTTCAGGGTTATGACTTATACCATATTCTTCAGCCCTTGTTACTTGAGTACCTAGAACTTCAGGAACTGTCGTAAGTAAGTTACCTGCTCCTGCGTCAGATAATAAATTCACTCCTTGCTGTACGTAAGATATTTTATCTTCCTGCAGTACTAATATGTTTCTTTGAATACCTTCGATAAGCTGAATATCTCCAAACGATTCCTCTAACGCTTTGAAGTTTAGTAGACCACCGTTGAACTCGTTTAGCTTATTTATGTTGGACTCATCGTTAAATACACCACTATAAGTAATGTCTGCGAATCTACGTATTTCTCTATATTCTTGAGCTTCAGTAGAGGTTACTCGATTACCTAGCTTCAAATCAAGACCTAGAACACTATCTCTAATCTTATAACTTTCTACTCCATTACCGAAGGCATAGCAATTAAAGAAACCTGTATCTATAATGGCAGGCTGAGTTAAAGAAAGTACTTGATTCTGTACAGAACCTAGATGTGAGCCTTGAGATAAAGCAGTACTAACTATAGTAGAGTCTGCAGATGGTGTTTGTGCGTTTATACTAGCACTTCCGCATTCACCTACTATAGTCATGGTACTATCAGATGATACTATCTCTTGTTGTGATAATCCGTTTAAATTTGTATAATCAAACGCTATGTTGTTTGTTTCCGTTGACGGTACAGTTAATAGGAATTGACAAATATTTGTTTTATTTACAATATCAAAGTTTTGAGAACCTTCGTACCATATATCAGGCGAAGCGTCTAAAGGCTCACTTTCAAAAATAGCTGTTTGCTCTGCTCTCAATACACTAATCTTTAATCTAGTGTGAGTCCTTCTTCTATCGTTTGAACCACAAGCGACAATTCCTTGTGCTCTAAATTGTAAATAGTTATTCGTAGAGTTACGGTCAAATCCAAAATAAACCTCACAAAACGATTCAGGAAAAGCACCAAAATCTATCCCTAGAAATACCGTAGTAATATCACATTCGTCTTCTTGTTCTGATACTCCTTGACTTAATACGTTTTCAATATTATCCCCTATAAACCAATCATAGAAATTATCATAATCTTGAGTTGAGGTCATCGTTTTTACTAACGTGTACCTCATTTCTCCACAAGAACTACCTTGCCCTGTTCTTCCAAATTTAAAATCAAATTTAATTATTGAACCTTCTGGAATTGTATAGTCTACATGAGTCCATGCAGGATTGTCAGGGTCTGTACCAGGTATGTTTACGGGGTAATAAGCAGGAGCAAAATCCCCACGACCTTCACCATAAAAATCTTCTTGTCCTGGGTTTATAAACGCATTATCACTTAATGTAGTAGCAAATGAAGTTGCTCTGATAGCCATATAAACTCCACTAGGCGCTGTTATCCCTAACCAATTCTCTGCCTGTGCTTTCTTCTCTAATACTGTAGCATAAATACAAGATGAGGTTGGACCATTACTATCTCTTTTCACAATAAGCCTCTGACCTTCCGTTACCTTCTGAGAGTTCTCACCTGACAATAGGTAATAGGTTAAGTTATCATCTGAGTTAGTGAAGAATGTTGTACTATAAATAGTCTCATACGTTTCCTTGTCAGGCTTTATCGCAAACTTATATCTAGTCGCCCACGATGGAGCAATCTGTGTTGTTGGTATATTAACCAATATGCTGTTTGCTGTATCCGAATCTGAACAAGTAAAATGCTCTGTATTGTACTGACTTACTAATGCAGGTGTAGCTCTATTGAACTCATCCATGTAAACAATACCAATGTCATAATCTCTATTACTATGCAAACTTTTACCTGAACCTAACTTTGAATAAACTAATTCGGGCTGAGATATATTGAAATACTCTGTAACAGTCTGAGCAGGTGCAGCTATATTGTACTGTATCGCTGGAAACTGCATTGTAATAGCAGTTGAACCTGGAGTACTTATAACGCTAATCGCTTGTTCTATAGCAGATATACCACTCTCATATTTAGCGAATGTTCCGTCAATGGTAGATACAAACAGATTGTTGTACACATCGGTCATTGTCGTACCATCTGCTGCAGTAGCCATTGGCTGAATGTTACCACTCGGTAAATCTGTTCCAATTAATTGAGTGAAATCATCACTTACAATAAACTCGTAGACACTAGCAAAGTTTTGAGTTAACAGAAACCCGAATTGTAGACTTACTGAAGGATTTATATCTTCAGGTAAAGGAGCGTCACCTCCAAACTCACTGTGTGTAAACTGAACTATAAATGTTATCTGAGCACCTTCAACTAAATTAAGACCTTCTAAATCAAAACTCACTTTTCCTGTATCATACGTCTGAGTTCCCTGTATTGTAAATGTTCCGTTTTCTAGAACACCGTCTGTAGTATTCTCATCAAAATCTTCTTTGGACGAAGACGTAGTATAGTCAAATCTTACAGGGCTATCGTTGTAATCTTTTAAATCATAACCTTCTACGTAGTTAGCGTACATAAGTCTATTACCCATAAGAGTACTAGCTTTCGCTAATCGTGGAACATTATCGTATAACCTTAATATCTCTGCTTCAGATAGTATTGTAAATATCTTACTGTTTGTGAATTTATACGTAACCTCTTGATTGTCTGTGTACCCTTGACCATCCTTTGTTAACTTTTCAATAATCTTTATAACCGAGTTTCCTGAATCTTTGAATAGTAAATCTATTCCTGTTACTAATGGTCCTCCCGTATTAAATGTTATCTGAGCAGTATTATATAAATTCTGTGCGCCTTCATTAAGATAACTTTCACTTGAAAAATCAAAAGTTTGAGGCGTAAATGCTGGGTCACTCCATTGTGAAGTTGCAGAATATTCACTATCGTCATATTTATATCTGTATGCAAAACAAATAAACCTCTCTGATAAGAAGTTTTCTTGAGTTGATGTTTGTATCAAATCTATTTTAGGTGACTTTGCAGGTGGTCTTTTAATCACCATTATGTCGTCATAAGTAAATCCGTCAAAGTCAGTACCTATATCGGGGTCTGCGTAATTCTTGGTAGTGTTTATCTTTCTTGGAGGGTTTATGTTATCGGTAAAAAATAACAGATTCTCGACTAAATCTACTCCCGTTATTAAGTATAATGGATTGAAATTCAAAGTGGTGTTTACACCGCCTCCATCGTCAATACTTACAATATGGTATGTAACAATTTGCGTGTTGGTGTTATACGATACAATGGCATCTAACTTTCCTGTAGGGCTTGACACAAAAGAATCATCGTGTATAAACCAATATATAGTTTCTCTAGCGCCATCTTCAAACGCTCCGATAGTTCTAGCTGTAGGTGTAAATGACGTACCTCTGAATCTTAGATTGGTTAGCTTTGAGTTACCTTTCGAGTTCTCAGCTACTCCTATCTCAGAAGACTCAGAAGAACCTAACCGAATATTTAATGCGTCAATGTACTCCCCGTCTGGAACGAGTCGTTCATCAACCATTTTATTCATTTTACCTGCCGTAAAGTTTCTTGTTGTTTTTGCCATGTTACTTCAACCATTTATCTCGTCCTCTTAAATTCTGTAATAGTCTTCCAGGGTGTATGTTACTAATTCTAATTTTAGCATTTCTCAAAAGAGAGCTTTTCTTTTTTCTTAATCTAGCTACGACATATTCTTGAACGCCTACTTTAGATGCTAGTATAGCGTATTCGATATAAGCGTAAACAAACTCTTCAAACATCTTATTTACAGTAACCGAACTGTCGTTACCGTTTTCCATTCCATCAGACACATATTCAACTACACAAAGTTCTCCTGACATTCCAGAACTAAAGTTAATTACACCACCTTTAGAATCAATCTTAAACGTAGGATTTGCATTAGCTGTTTCTGTATTTAAACCAAACCTTGCACCTACACTATGCTCAAAATACCATTGACCGTTATCAAACCAACCGTATTTACCGTTCATTGAAGAACCTTCGTTTAAGTATATAGATTGACTACCTCCAAATATCCTTTCTCTGTCTAATTCAGAAAACTCAGGCTTTAAAGCACCTCCGTCTTCATCAAATAATATTCTATACTCGTTATCTTGTAGATAGGCATCACTCCAATTAGTCTGTATATTCTCACTTAAAGGGTGTAGAACTCCGTTTCTATACTGAGATATTCTAACCCAATTAACATAATCAGAAGGTAGAACAAACCTTAAAGTATCTGATACGTTTAACTCAAGTATCTTAATCTCTTTAAAAGCATCATAATTAAGCTCTTGTATTGCTCTTTTTGCGTGGAATAACACTTTGAACCTTTCCTCGTTATTTACAAGGCTGTGATTACCCGTGTACATTAACATAAAATTGTTAACTATATCTTCCAAAGATACATATTGGTAAGAACCCCAATTATCACTTTCGTAATTATCCCCACCATTTTCGTAATACTGATACTGAGTTATATAAGTCATAATTATTTCTCTTCTTGTTCTGATGACTGCTCACTTGCTTTTGCAAAGTTAACCACTTCTATCTCTCTAATACTCATACCTGCGTATTGAAGTATCTTATTTATTAAGTTCACTTCATCGTCATTCGGTAATTCGAAGTCTTGATAATCCGCGTCACTTGCGTTAAACGAAGGCTCACCGCTAACTAACTCTACATACGTCCACTTAGGTATGTATGGGAATCTGATGTACTGAGATACCAACTGACCTATTCCGTTTACTGTAGATGGATGTATTTCTGCTAAGTTACCGTTTTGTGTGTAAGCAGGGTAGGTTAAATTAGGCTTTGTTAGTAAGGAGTTATTCAGCATAGTAATCTTACTATGAGTAACCTTCTCTGCTTCCTTTAATTCAGTAGATGAGTAAATGTAGTAAGGTTTACTTATTACGTCAAACAATACAACACCCGTAGGAAGCGATACAGTCAACTGCGTTTCACTAGCTATAGAAAGTACAGTTACGTTGTACGTTATACCTCCTGTAACCGTAGAAACGATGTCTCCAATAGATATACCCGATGATATAAACGTCTGTGCCGTATCTTCTAATAAACTACCTAGAACATCAACAGTAGTGTTTGTTGAGTTGTCTACCAATACCTTACCATAAACTAAGTTTTTGTTTATCAAGTAGTAATCGTCACTCGTAGTTGTTAAAGAAGGTAAAAAGTATGAGTTCAAACTAGACTGTAGTAAAGGTCGTTGGATAGAAAACGTATCTATAACTTCCTCTATACCTTTAGTAATATCTGCATATTCAGTCCCAGACTGCCTAGCGTTTTCTTTTAATATCTGATAATTGTATGAATAAAAGTATTTATCGAATAAATCTAACTGTGCTTGTTTCGCAAATAA